ACTTGGCTCGCAAAGAAGAAGATCCTCTAGACAAGGATCTTTTTTATCAATGCGCCAAGTCCTTAGAGATTCTTGGAAATCTTGCCAAAATTGCTGATCTTGCAGTTGCAGAACACAATGCTGCAGAGGCTCCAGCAATAAATGAAGAGGACAATGTCAAATGGAATATAGATGACACAACTCTGAAAATGCTTTCAGATCATCTTGATTCTTTGGTTCACTATAAATTTATAGATGAAAACGACAGATGGCCGTATGGAGATCAACCATTTAAAAAATTTGTAAACGAACATCCACCATTAGATGAATGACTCCAATATTGAATAAATTTTAGGTGGGATGGTTCGATGACTTAAAACTGCCATTGTAGATGGCATTACTTTAAGCACGATAGGACTTCGATAAGGGCTCTTTTTGTATGAGTCAAATTTTCGAGTCTTCTCCATCATAAAATGACTATAGATGTAGCAATTTGCTTTCTTTGCATACATCTTGCTGTCAATTTCAAGATTAAATTTTTTAATAATTTTTACTGCTCTTTTTTCGCAGTCACGTTCCATCGCACGAACGAGAAAAAATGCTCTTTTTAATTTTTGTTCTGAGTATTCTTTTCCATTAAACCATTCATCTATTATAATACCAGCATTGTCTGATTTTTTAAAAATTTTACATTTTTTGATGCATTGTAGAAAATGGCAATATTCATGTACCAGAGTGGACATAAATTCTGGTGAATTTTTTGCAATTTTTATAACTTTTTTGCCTTCATCGAAGTAACCAACACAGCGGTATCCTCCGACGTTTACCTTTTTTCCACGCCCAATGACGAGGCTCATGCCGTATTCTGCCAGATGATTTTTCACATGCCTGACAAACTGACGATTCCGCTTGTTCATAGGGGAGCCTCCTCAGTCCATATTATTTAGGATAATACTTGACAGTCAAGTAATGGGTGCTATATTATGTGCACTTCTTATAAGAAAGGAAATTTATATGGAAATTACTACTGTTGATCGTCCTACTAAGATTCAGAGAGTGTTTGATTACATGCGTTCGGGTTCCACCCTTACCGCAGGAGAGGCACGGAAGCGTTTCCGTGTGAGCAACATGCGCGCAACGATGCATGACCTCCGTGAAGCGTTTGATCGGTTTGACATGAACTACGCCATCACACGTGAATCGCGCAACGGTCGTTCCTACTACCGTTTGGTACGAAATCGTAGCCGTTAAAAATTTACTTACGTATTAAATACGAAGGTATCAAACCCCTCCAAAAGAGGGGTTTATACTTTTATGGTAAACTGTACTTCTGCCGAAGTTTGTGAATTTTGTAAAGTGCAATATAATGTACTATTTGTTATATAATTTTTTAATATAGCGAAAGAATTTATATAACCCAATTTTCCAAATTTTTCAAATTGATTTATATTTAATAAAGTTTTTCTTGTTGGTTCAGAATATATCAATAAATCGTAACCAATCAGCGATGGATGGCTTATATCAATTTTTATAATGCTATTATTTGCGCCACCGATAATAATATTAGGATTTGATGCTACATTCAGTGTTGCAGAAAAAGCTGAAGTTGCAAATGCAACAGATGAATTTGTTAATTTGATAAAAATCAAACTATTAAAAAATTCACCAATATCATTTTTATATCCATTAACAGGATCCGAATAATTTGCATCAATACACGACGCACAATTATCAATTATTGCGTAAGCATAGCTAGCAGCACCAAATTGATTTTTTCTTAGTATTGCTTGATTGAAACTTTGATTTTCAAAACAAGAAATAACAGAGCCTGAATTTTTAACTTTTAATATTAATACTACAGGCACTGAAGAATATTTTGGTGCAGTTATTAAATCTGGATCTCCTCGAACATATAAACTAATTTCAGAATTGGTTTCTATTAAATTTTGTGCTGTTCCGCCACTTTCAAAATATATTATTTCTTGTCCATCTTTTAATTCACAATAACCATATACTTTTAATCTATCTGCATTTTCTGCAGTTCCACCATCCAAAGATATATATTCTTCAAAACCAAATATACTTCCTATAATTCCTAACCCTTTAAATCTATTGGGACTCATGCTTGGCATAGAATTTACTAAAAAATATCCAGTAAGAGATTGGCTAGTAGAAAAATTGTATTCTATGTTTTTAATAAAATTATTTTTTTCAAAAAAACTATAATTTGTAGGAGTAGTAAATCCACTAATAATGTTAGCAACAACAACACGGTCTCCATTTATTAATTTATTAAAATATGCCGTTCCACCAATAGTAGTTTGTATATTATTATTTCCATCATAATATTGAACAGGTGGAATATAAAATGTTACACCAGCAGTAAAAGAACCAAAAGTTTTTTTTAGGTATACTAAATCTGAAATATTAGATGTGTTTGAATAATCTATGTATAAAGAAGATCCATGTAAAGATATAGATGGTTTAGTTTCTATTTTACCTTTAGCAAAAATTGGATCTGAGGTATTTCCAGAAACGTAAAAACCATAATTTGACATGGTTTTTACTTGGTTTAACGAAGATGTACTCATTTTAAGATGCTACGTATGTAACTATTTGTGTTCCTGTAGATGCTATCAAATAAATTTTATTTGTATTATTTAATTTTAAGAAAATTTCATCACCTTCGTATAGAGCGTGACCGAAAGAAGTTCCTACCAGTCCTGATGTATTTCCCATATAAACAACATTAGTATTTGCATTTATTGCTTTTACTGTTATTCCATTTTCACAAGTATAGCCAGAAGAATCCATTTGGACTACCGACGAAGATGTTACAGATACTCTTCCTGTTTTAAATGATGATGGAACCGAAATACCAAGAGTAGAGAGATTTGTATTTAATGTTCCGAGTTGTGCAGAAATTCCACTCATGGAACTTAAAATTGAAGTATCGTTTATACCAACTGTATTTCCTACAGTAACCGCTAAAGAAGTTCCTCCAGAAAGACCTTGAACACGTAATCCGCTTGTTGCGCTATCGTTAGTAACTCCTACAGTAGTGCTCATTGTGGCACTAATAGTAGCACCGCTAAGTTGTACGATTAGTGGATTTGACGTAACGCCGATTTGATTTCCAGATGAATTTACTAAATTTGAATATATCCATGTATTCCCAGCAGGACCAAAAACAGAAATGGAATCGGAAGATTTTGTTAAAATTCTTCCTCCTGTAACTTCTACAGGAGAACCGCTGACATGAGAAACATATACCGGAGCAGAAGTATTTCCAGTTGCAATTATTGTTCCCGTTACAGTTAAAGGTTCACCTCCAACAACACCTTCTACCGCTAATGTACCAGTAAATCCTGAAATGGTGGCAGTCATACCCGAAGAAACAGATACGGGTAGCGGATTTGTTGACGATACTATGGTGGCAGCGCCAGTCAGCCCATAAGCCAATTTTATTAATTGAAAGTGTGCTGTTGTGCCAGAAAATACAACAGTATCTGTTGCGACTGCTGCGGTAAGTCCTGAAGTTTCTATAACAAGATTTGGGTCTATGTCTGCTGGCATTTTGTCCTCTAAATAGTTCTAGAATATTTAGATAGATTTTAATATTGCTTTTCAATAAAACTGGAGTATGATTAATTATGTATATTGATGATTCTGCTAAAGAAATTTTTTCAAATAAAGTTTTACAAAGAGTAAAAACTACAAAATTACCATTTATGGATTGTGTGTTGGAATTAGCAGAAGAAATGAACATTGAACCAAATGCTGCTGGAAAATTGTTAACTAAACCTCTTATAGAAAAAATTGAAATTGAAGCAGTAGATTTAAATTTTTTAAAAAAAACAAAAGTAAAACGTTTGCCTATTGATTGATTGTATTGTATATTGATAAACAACAAGGCCAAGGTAGATCCTTGGGGAAAGAATAATATGGGAAATTTTTCAGATTTTAAAAAGAAGAGTAAAAATTCGGTCGCATCTTTAACTGAGCGTCTTGATAAGATGACTTCTAAAGAAAGTTATAAAGATGAAAGAATGTGGAAGCCTGGAATTGACAAAGCGGGAAATGGTTATGCTGTAATTCGTTTTCTGCCAGAAATAGAAAACGAAGATAGCCCCTTTGTGGCAGTTTATAGCCATACCTTTAAAGGTAAGGGTGGTTGGTTCTATGAAAACTGCCCCACCACTATCGGTGAAAAGTGTCCAGTATGTGCAGCAAACACGGAACTGTGGAACAGTGGTATTGAGGATGATAAGAACATTGCACGCAATCGTAAGCGTAAGCTGACTTACATTTCCAATATCTTGGTCATTGAAGATCCTGCTAATCCAGAGAATAAGGGAAAGGTTTTCCTTTATCAGTATGGCACCAAGATCTTCCAGAAGATCCAAAGCCTTGCTCACCCAGAATTCCAAGATGAAGTTGCAGTAGACCCCTTTAACTTTTGGACTGGTGCAGACTTTAAAATTAAGATTCGCAACGTCGGTGGTTATGTTAACTACGACCGAAGCGAGTTTGCGACACCAGCACCTTTGTTTGGTGGCGAGGACAAGAAGCTTGAAGAAATTTGGAAGAAGCAGTACCCGCTCAAGCCCTTCGTTGACAAGAGTCAGTTTAAGAGCTTTGACGAGTTGAATGCCAGATTCAAGAAGTCTGTCGGAGACGACATCCGTGCTCAGTTTGCTGAAAGTAAGAGCATTGAGGATGATGTTGAAGAGACTTCAGTTGTGGAAGATGTGGAGGAAAAAGATCCTCTAAAATATTTCTCCGAAATGGAGAATGATTAAAGAAAACCCCCGAAAGGGGGTTTTTTTTATGCCCATTCTGGAATAGTGCTAGAACGCATTTTTCTTTGTTCAAATACCAAATTTGTTGGTTCTACCGTAGGTCTTTCTTCAAAAGAATCTCTCTCTTTTGATTTTAACCAACCATCACCTTTATTTTGTAAATCTAAAATCATTTGTTCTAAAGATTTAGTTTTTTGATACAAAGAATCGATATCACCATCAACATTTGATGGAGATATTGTTTTAGAAAATTGTGGTTGGAGCATCTGAGAACTGAAAGAATCTATAGTTTCTGTAGGAACTATAAAAGATGATTCTGGCAATTCTACACTAAAATTTTGAGATATTAATTTTGAATCTGGTAATAAATTGTCTATTGAATTTGTTTCATTTATTGTTGAAGATACAATTAATTCTGTTTGTGGTAATTGCGTAGACTCTACGCTTTGAATCAAATTAGACTCTGGTAGTTTTGGATCAAATAAAACATTATTTGTGGTAGAAATTTCTTCATTAAAAACATTAATAATAGGAGACATTAGTTGTCTCTCTGCTTCAAAATCCATTGAAATATTATTTTCTTCATTCATTAAAAATTATTTCCTTGCATTATTGAATTTTGCATGTTTTGTTCTTTTTTTCTTTCTTCGTTGGCTACAATTAATGTAATGTATACTTCTCTCTCCCAAGGTGCCAACATTTCAATATCAGATATTCTCCAATTGTACTTGCTAATCATGGTAAAGTTAGTTGAAAAATAATCAGCTAAATCAAAAAACTTTACCGATAGATAAAAAAATTAAGTAACCCGGAGACCTCCTTCTTACCTTCACTAGTTTCTACTGACAAATATAACTGTGGTTCTTTTTTCAAAAAATCATCAAGTTTTGTTATGATATTTAAAGGTAAATTTGCCATTACTTCTTTTATTTCATCTGGCATAAATTTTGAACAATCGTATATTTCATTTTTTAATAAAACATTTTTTATTGATGCTTTAATAAAATCTTCTTTTTCTGTCCCATTTATCTTCAATAAATCTTTAACAGTAGGCGTTTTTACAATAATTGCTAAATTTTCTCCAACTGATATTTGTTCATTTTGTAGACTATTTGTTGCCTTTATCTCGGATATATTAATCTGTATTTTTTCTTTATTGTATACCAAATTTAACATTTCATCAACACTTTTTGATCTTATTTGTAAAAATAAAAATTCTGCATCCGCTAAACAAAGATCATTAACATTAACTCCTTCCACGTTTCTTTTTAAAATATCTACCATAGCATTAAAAGCAAGATATCTGTTATTTTCTTGTAAAATAGTAGCAATATTTTTTGCATCTTTTACTTTAAATGGTACGAACGTTACATCCTTTTTTGAAAAGGGCAATGTAGTTTTATATTTTGGTAAAAAATTGTTTATTTCTTTTGCTAAATCCATTTGATATTCCATTTTAAATTAAAGTAAATTCACGATAATTCATCAATACTTGATATTTTAAATATTCATTTGCTTGTGCCATATTAAATTCAAAAGGCATACATTCGACTGGAAACACTTCATGAAACAAAAGAGTTTTGTTTATATTTCCATTCGGATCTAATATTTTTAATCTCATTTTTACATTATAAACGTGGGTGTCATAATATTGAACAAGATAAGGTTTATTATTTGCATTTCTTCCACCAGAATAAATTGAATTAAACCATTTATTAAAAAAATCTACAATAAAATTATCATTCGTTATTGGAAATGTCAGTAATACTCCACCAACAAATTTTTGAGATCTAGGTACAATTCTTCCCGGTCCATATCCAGCAAGATTGTCAGCAATAGCATCGATACCTCTTGCGCCAGCAGCACTTGTTATTGAATACAAATCTTGTTCAGGTAAAACTGGAACTTCTGGTGGCAAATTTTCAAATATAATACTATATCTATTGTCTCTT